GTACGGGTAAACGTACAGCGGCAAGAGCATGTCGCTAGGCAACTGGTACGCGTACTGCCACTGGTTCAGCGGTGCCGAGACCAACTGGGCCAATGCCCGCTTGTTCACCGAGAACCGCCAGCGATTGGACTGGAGTTCGTTCTCGTAAATGATGTCGAACAGGTTCGCGCCAACCGTGGCGCCGTGCCTGTTATCGGAAAGCGACTGCAACGGCTTTTCCCCCAAGAGGATAAGCGCGTCACTGATCAGCTTGATCTTTGTCTGGGTCTCAATGCTCACGTCTGGAAATCTCCGGCACGTCCCAAGGACGAGGCTTGCCGTGGAAACACACCACATGCACCTTCGGGCCAACGGTCGTGGCCGGCTGCACATGCACCTTGTAGCTGACAACCGCGCCGCGTGCCGCCTTTTGCCAGAGACGCGCTCCGTCGCCCCACGTTAGCTCCAGCACCCCTTGGTCCCCCTGCCTCACAGTGCGCATAAGCCAGCTTGATTGCGGCAGCCAGTAATCCCAGACTTGCTCGCTCGCGTCGTACGGCAAGTACATCAACGAAGATTGCAGTCCGTTATCGCGGTAAAAATCCCGCAAGACAATCGGTAGCGGGCCAACAGACACCGCCAACAGCGGCGACAAGTCCCCGACCACTGTGGTGTCGAGGTCCATGAAAAGCAAATCCTCGTGCCACCCAGGACGAAACAGTTCCATCTTCGCCCACCACCCGGGCCATCCGTACCGGAACCCAACGTCCTCTACGCCCTCAACATCAACGTTCATGTCGGTCAGGCACACCATCTCGAGATCGGCAGGAACCTGCCGGCGTAACCGGGCGACGTGCTCCGGCGTATACTCGCCGCCGGATCTCAGGACGGTGGCGACGCGCATGCGTACATCACATCCCGCTTGAACGTGGCTACCTGGCGGTACCCGAACCTCTCCGCCAGCCACTTGCCGATCGCTCCTTTCGGAGACCCGAAGTGTTCTGACAGTCCTTTGTCTTCCACGCATATCAGCGGAAGCGAAACCTCAATGGTGCCTTCCGCGCCGCGAAGCGCGGCCATCTCCATCCCCTCGATATCGAGGTATATAAGGTCGCAATCTGTGACCCCGATAGAGTCAATCGGTATGCCGGGCACGTTTCCCAAAGTGAGGAACGACACACGTTGCGCGCCAAGATTCCCCTCCCCAACATCCTCCATACGCACCCGCGTTCTGGTCTGCGTGAAAGCGGCGTTCAGTATGTGAACGTTGCTGTCTTTGACATTCTGAACCAGGCACTCGAAACAACGCGGGTCGGGTTCCGCCGTTATGACCTGCTTGAACAACGGAGCCAGCGCGTGGGGGAACACCCCCATGTTGCCGCCAGCCTGGATGGCCGTGCGCTGGTTCCTCACATGCTTCAACGCCAGCCGTATCGCCGGCAGTTCATCGAACACCGCGGCCCGGCACTTCACGTCATCGGCCGGCCACACCCACGTCTTGCCTTTGCGTTCGAACGTAACCGTGCTCAAGGCAAACCGCCCAGGCACTCTCTAGTGAACCCGCTCATCGAGAACACCTTGCCTTTGAACTCGCCTTCCGCGAGCTTGGCGAACTTGCGCCGGTATCCTTCTATGGTCCGGTGCGCCTGTTCTTTGGGATCGCCAATGCGTCGGCAGTCATGGGGTACAACCGCTTCCTGCGGCGAATACCCGCTGCCGTCCATCGGCGCTCCGCAGATCAGCACTTGCTCCGCCCCCAACGCCCGCAGGCAGATACGTACTGCCTTGGCGACGGAAGTAGCGCCAGTGCTCATCTCCGGACCGTGCCAATCCGTCACGCTGGGGAAGTCCTTGACTGGGTACCTTTCAGGGCGCGCCCAGTTGGCGTGTACCCGGATCGGTAAATCCGGGAACCTGGCGCGGCGAGCCTTGGCGAACATTTCCGCCTTGGCCGTGTGCCCCGCCAGCATGTGGCCCGCGTACTCGATAGCCGTACACGCGCCGTTGACCAGCATGATCTCGGCAAACGGCCATTCCGCAAGCGCCGCGTCCACGTCGTCGTGGAGACACGGCGCTGAGCCAACAACGAGAAACCGCAAATCCCCCTCCCCGAAAAAAGAGGGCCGGGTTGCCCCGGCCCCCTGACACTCCGTTAGTCGGAGTCCGTGGTGCCGAGCGACAGACCGTTCAGCGTGTCCACCACGCCCTCAACCGGCGGCGAAGCCGAGAGGTCTCGCGTGTTGGAGTCCACCTTCATAATGGCGCACGCACCAGACGACGGGGTGACGAAGATGATATCGCCAACCTGGAGCTTGGGAGCGGCGTTGTTGAAGTACCCCGAGCCGTCGACGGTACCAATCGCGTCGGAGCCGGAGGCGTAGGTCCAGAGGGTCGGGGCGTTGCTGTTCGCCGGGCCGACGCGCTGGAGTTTCGTGTCATCAAAAGCCATGAGATGTTTACCTCAGAAGAAGTTGAACGAGAGACGAGGAATGAGGGGGCGGCACGCGCCGCCCCCGCAAACCTTACGCCTCGTAAGACTGGACCTCGACGATGCCCTTGCTGTCGATCGCGACAGAACCGGCCTTCAGCATCGACTGAGAGAGCCAGGAGGCGCGCTCAGGGATGAAGTCGACACGGGACTGCGGTTCGATGCTCGTGGCAAGGCCGACCGCCGACTTGTCGTAAGCGAAGCACAGCCGGATGTTGGACGAACCCGTCGGCAGGCCACCTTCAACGCGATCCTCGAGAACCTTGAACATGAACCCGAACGCATACTTGTTGTTCAGGTCCGCGTCCACGAGGGCGCGCATCGTCTGGTAGTCGGCCGAAGTGACCTCGGTCTCCGCCAGCGCGCCTTCCAGCGCGATCGCGTTGATGACGAGGCAGTGTTCGGAGCCAGTTCCGCCCGCGCCGGAGGCCACGAGGTACCGCTTGGCACGCCGCAGCTTCTCTGCGTTGATCGGGCTGTTCGTGCCGCCGAGATCCTCGTCCACCGTGCCTGCCAAGCTGGTAGCAGCGTCGATCGCGTCGATGATCAACTGATCTTCGGCACGGCCGAGCGCCATCGCGTTCGAACGGGCGACATCCGCACGCTCGTCCACCGTGGTCTCAGCCTGGTCGAACAGGTCAGTGTAGTCACCGATACGCCAGTTGCTCAGCGTTGCGGACACCTTGGTGTGGCTGTAGTCGGCCGGAGTGATCAGCTCGTTGGAGTTGTGCTGATACGCAACACCCAGTCCCATCTTCTGGAAGAAGTGCTGCTGGCCAACGACACCGGACTTCACCTTGACGGTCGGCTTGAGAACCGACGCGCCCTGGTATGCGAGTTTGACCTCCTGGCCATAGCTCGCGATCGCGGCGTTTGTGGTAGCGGTAAAAGTACCGCCAAGTGAAATGGACATTTGAGTTACCTCAGAGAGTTGAAGGGATTACCACGCGGTCTTCCATCCGCTATGAGCTTGAACGGGGTGTCGGCTTTCACCGGCCCGTTTTCGCCTTACACCGTACGTGGTGCCTTCGGCCCTTCACCCCCGGCGCCTTGCGGCGGTATCGGGGGCAAGAAAGGGCTAATTCTTTAAACGTCCGTCAGCAGACCGTTGGTCACAGTGAAATCGCCGCCGGATCCTTGGTTCACCGAGTAATCGGCTGCAACCTGTGAGCCGCCGTAGAACACCTTACGCTTTGAAGATTCCGAACTGCGAGACATCTATTGTCGCGCCGCCAGTGTCGCCAAATTGAACCGTTATCACTGGCTGGCAGTTGGTCGGCACGGTGTTGATTTTGAAATTCGGCGTCCGAAGAACAATCGTTCTATTGTCCTGCGGAAAGCGATCTGACGCGCCAAGGCCTGAGACCATTTCCGACGCCATCGTTGAGACCGCGGGGGTTAGAGTACCGCCGATAGTCATATTGACAGCGAGTCTAACGAGACGAACAGCAGTCATGCTCGCCAGCCGAATCTTGGCAGAGGCATAGACTTCATCGCCGCTTGCGATGTTGCCGTGAACTGTCGCCGCAACCAGGTTCGCTCCGGCATCTGCGACGCCGCTCACAACGATTCGCTGCCAATCACCCATGTCGGCTCCAGACTCAATCGAAGCCGCGCAAGTTGGCGAGCCTAGTCGGCTGACCGTCCACCCGTCAGCGACAGTTCCAGTGACTCCGGTTCCGAGAGTGCCGCCAGTGCCAGCGAAGATGGCGCGGCTCTGCGTCGAATAGAGCGTTCCTGATGTGCCATTCGCCAGAATGGATGTCAGACGTTCCGACAGCAGTGATTGAAACTGCGCGAGGATGGCATTTGCTACGGTGTACGAGGCTCGCGGAGTCAGATGAACGCGATCATAGGTGTCATTATCGGCAAGAACTAACGGGGTTCCGGTCGCCAGCAGACTCCACACATCGACAAGCACTACTGTCGGGCGCGCCGCAGCCAGCGTCGTGAGCCGCGAATTCAGCCGCACGATGGCATTGCGAACTGCCGCCGGAGCTTCCACGACAACGGGCGGAACGGTTTGCAGAATCGGGCGGATGTCCGCTGCAATCAGCGCGTCCACCGATTCCATTATGTCATCAGCAATCGCTACTACCGGATCAGGTGATCCGTCTAGAGAACCCTCGACCGCATACAGATCATTTAACCCGCAACTGACATGCGCCCACGCCGCGCCGCTCGACACAGCGATGTCATTGACCAGAGCGAGCATCTCCGCGGCCATCACGCCGCCGTATCCTGCCGGTTGCCGCAGAATATCGAACCGCCAACCGAGGAGCGAGTTTAACATCGGCATGAACGAATGCGTGTCCATGATCCGACAGGTGTTCAGCATTTGCAGCGCGCCCGACATGGTGACATCCGCCTGCGCTACGGATGGTGTCAGCGTCCGACTCACACTGTCGATCCCGACAGTCGCCATCCGCCACAGTTGATCGTCCGCATTGTTTGCACGAAAGCCGAACACATGACCACCGATAGGCGGAGCAATAATTCTCCCGGCATCTGATTCGGTATAGAAGGTGACCGTCGCGACATTAGAAGTGACAACCGATGAATCGGGTGCAAATATCTGATATGCCCCTGCGGCGAAAGAATCACCGACAAGGATCAGCGAGCGCGCCTGATCGAGCGCGGTGACAACGTCGTACTGCCACTGCGCCGGCCCGCCGGCGGGATCAGCCACGTACGAGCCAGTAACCTCCTGGTCCTCGTACGTGACCTGCCATTGCTGCGGACCCCCGCCGGGGTCCGCAACGTACGCAGCGCCTGTCCTGACCCGGCGTATCGGCACTTACGCTGCCTGCCCTGGGTTCTTCTCGAAATACTCGACCAGCATCCGCTCGAGACGAGCGCGGTAGTGCGGGTCGGTGTTGACCAGCAACTTGCCGTCGGCGCCGCGCTTGCCACGAAGCTCCGCGATGGAGTCCAGCGTGTTCTTGCCCGCACCGGGGACATCGTCCCCCAGTCGCGGCATGGCCGGCTGGCGCGTCTTGGCGATGATCGACTCCATCGCCTTGAATACCGCCGCGGCGTTCGGGCCGGAAGCGGCTTCCTGGAAGTTGACGTACTCCTCCGGCATCAGGTTGGCTTTCGCCCACTTCTCGGTAGCCGAGATGCGCGAGTCGGCGTTCTCACCGATTTGCGACTTCACGACCGCCAAGTCGGGCGCCAGGCTGGCTTCGTAGACGCCGAGCATGCTCAGCAACTCGGTGAACCCCTTCTGGCTCAACTGGTTCTCACCGGCCCAATTGGAGAACTCGGTCATCAGCGGGTGTTCGGTGTCGATCTCCACGCCGGTCTCGTCGGGGAGCTTCGTGTCGTACTTGCCTTCAGCCGGCGCACCGGTGAACGCGCCGAACCGCTTCTCGAGTTCGCCGTGCGCCTTGGCCTGGTCCGCCAGCGTCTTGTACTTGTCGGCGCGATACCACTCCGGCATCTTGCCGTTGCCCTTCACGCCTTCAGACAGGAACCACTCGGGGCCGTCATTCGGCGCAGGGGTCGCCGGGGGCGTCGCAGGCGGGGCCGCCGGGGCGTTGCCCTCGACCTTGTCCGCGGGTTTGAACAGCGACTCCGGAGGCGTTGCAGGCGGAGTAGCCGGCGGGGCTGCCGGCGGTGTCGCCGGAGGAGTTGCTTCCGCAGTGGGCGGAGTAGCCGGCGGTGTCGCCGGAGGAGTTGCTGGATCGCTCATAAGTTCCCTCGCGTAGTGGCTATGCGGATCTGATCGTGGATGCCGGCAACGAATGTCCGCAATGCTTCGTTGGCAGCGTATTCGGTATGCGGCGCGTTGACGGGGGTCCGACGGCGCAACAGCGCGTCGTCCCACATCGCCAGCAGTTTCTTGGCGCGATCGTCAGTCACGAACACGACGTACAGGGAAGCCACTTCCAACGCCGCGTTGGCCGCTTCCTCTCGTGCTTTGTCAGAACTGAGATCAAGAAAATCGTCAATCTCCATGCTCCCTCCCCCGGTCGTTACTTCTTCCGTTTCTTCCGCGTAACCCGTGTCTTCGGACCTTTATTCTTAATGTCCCTGAGTGCCTTATCCGCTAATGCGTTCCTGTAAATCTCATCCCTTTTCTCATCTGCGAACTTGGTGCCGCGCAACGCCACGTTACTGTTGTAAGCCCCCTCCGGTTGCGCCCCCGGAAAGAAAAAGTATTCCACGTCGTTTTTGCGTGCCTTGAAGCGGGTCCGCCACGCACGCCAGGGGCCGGGTTCGGTGGTCTTAGGCATCTCGACTACTCCTTCTTCCGTTTCTTCCGCGTAACCCGGGTCTTCGGCCCTTTGGGCGGATCAACCAGCCCCATCCGCTGGTAGGTCTCGTGCCTGTCTTCTGCGTTCGACTGTTCGATCCGCTTCCGCACCCCCGCCTTCTTCTTCCGCGCAAACCGACGCTTCGGCCCTCTGTTAATCCCGAAGTAACTGTTAATCGCCTCTGGCCTGGCGTTCATAAAAGTGTCGTAGTACCAGTCAGTCGGCTTGATGTAGTTCCTACGGTCCCACTCCTCTTGCAACCTCCGCTTCTCAGCGTTATCGCGTTGTTTGCGCCTAGTCGCCCCGCGGCGGGCGTCGTCGATACGTGTGGAAGGCCCCTTTCTCGCGTAAGACTTGGCCATGCCCGTTTCCTTAACCTAACTGTCCGGCCATCTGCGGCCCCGCACCCGGCGCCGCGCCTTGCTGCGCCGCCACCGCCTGCTCAGCCAGTCCCTTCAACTCGGCAATCTTCTCCTCACGTTCCGTGTCGTCCCGGATCAGGGTCTCCGGCACACCGTACTTGCGGGCGAGATAGCCGGGAATCTCCTCGACCTTCAGCCCCAACATCGTCATCTCGGGGCCAAGCAGCGCCGCCGCGCCAAGCGCGTTGGTCACCGCCAGGGCGTCCTCGACTTCCTGTGACCGGGCGAACGGGGACGTGTACTTCACGACGACGTACTTGCCGTCGACCTTGAACTTCGGAATCAGCCCGCGGCGTTGCAGGATGTCGACGCCACGGGCGATGATCTTGGTCAGCAGTTCCGCCTGGATGCGACCCAGTTCGCCGTTCATCGCCCACAGGCGATTGCGGTCGTTGACGTTGACCTCGGTGGCCGATCGCACCGGCCCTTCCGTTGGTTCCGGCCCCAGCATGGTGCGGCGTACCCGCGCCCGCAGGTCCGTCATAATGTTCTCGGTGATGGCGAAGTTGCCGCCGACATCGAGTACCCGGATGGACGGGTTACCGGTGTCGTTGCTCGCCACCGGCAGCACCACGTTCGGGCGCAGCACCGCGGTGTGCGGGTTCAGCACGCCGTCGGACACGCCGGTCATCGGCGGGGCCACCTGCAACGCCGAGTGCCGCAGGACGAACTCCTGCATGCGGTCGAGCGTGCGCGCATCGCTCAGCGCCAGCATCACCCGGCCGCGGCCGTACAGTTCGCCCGACACCTTGGTGGCCCTGGCCACGATCATCGGGCAGGTGGTGCCGTAGTCGTAGCGCCAGAGGATGCTCTTGTCTGTCGGGGAGAGCACCACCCCGTAATACTTCTTCGTGCTAGGGTCGTAGATTTCCCCCTGCACGATATCCACGATCTCGTCCGGTTTCTCGACGATCAGCCTCGCGATTCGCTCCGGCAGATCGAAGGCGTACAGCCCCTCGTAAATCCGCGGCAGGTTGCGCGCCGTCGGGCGGCGGGGGATGAACTTGGTCTCTATCGTCCCGTTCGGGCCTTCTTCCAGTTCCAACGCTGCCAGCGGAACCGCCTCAAACCGGAACGGATTATAATCGTCTCCCTCGTCGAAACACAGCGCCCCGGTGCCCACCATCAGGTCCAGCGCGGTCTCGTTGATGACCTGCGGGAAGTTGGAGTGGTTCAGGTACCCGAAGAACACATCCGTTGCATCCCGCAACTGCGTCTCGAGCTTCTCCGTGATCTTCTCCGGGTCCACTTCCGGCCCGAACGACAGTTGCGCCCACCGGGTCCACCCGGGGAACAGCAACGCGCAGAGCGTGTTGGCCGCGGTGTACGTGGTCTCCTGCAACGTGGAGTCGTACAGCCGCGTCTCCTTGGTCTGCCCTTCGAAGTTGAAACTGAAGGTCTCCCGCTGCGGCATCGCGTAGCGGTAGCACTCCTGGTACAACGACCGCCAGTGCTCCTTGCGCTTCTCGGCAGCCTTCTGCCGAGCCATCAGCATCTCAACGTCCTCGAGACCCGATGGCAGCGTGGCGATGTGCGGCATCAGCCAGGCCCAGGCCTTACCGGGCGGAAACGCATTTGGTTTCCTGGG